AAATCTGAAAGATTAGCAAATAGTATTACAGGAAACTCAGGTTCAATTTCAAATGTTTCAAATGTTCCTTATGCTAATCCAATTTACACACAGATTAATTCTGTAGGTAGAAGTTGGGTTTTTGAATATGCTTTAGCATTATGTAAAGAAATGTTAGGATATGTTCGTGGTAAATACACCCAAGTTCCTATTCCTGGGGCTGAAGTAACTATGAACCAAGCAGATTTACTATCATCAGCTACAACCGACAAAACAGCTTTAATTGATAGATTAAGAGCTTATCTTGATGAAACTTCAAGAGAAAAATTATTAGAAAGAAGATCATTGGAAACGGATTACAGGCAAAAAGAACTGTCTCAAGTTCCATTCCCAATTTATATAGGATAATATGGCATTATTTGGAGGTCAAAGAGATATAAGTCTGTTTAGACATATAAACAGAGAGCTGATGGGTGATATAATCACCCAACAGTGTTCTTTCTATAAATTTAAAATAGAGGAAACTAAAATTAATCTCTATGGTGAAGCAGCTGAAGAAAAGTATTATATGGGTCCGGTTTTACTGAATTGTTTAGTAGAAAGAAGAGACCAAGAATATCCTGAAACAGATTTAGGTACAGATTTTAGCTGGGGTGCTACATTTAAATTCCTTAGGGATGATTTATTAGATAAAAATAAAGATTTTAACTTAGATACTACTCTTTATGGAGCAGACTTGGTTCCAGAAGTAGGAGATATTATTATGTATAACGAAGGATATTATGAAGTAGATAATATTATTTCTAACCAATACTTTGTTGGTAAGAATCCTGATTACCCAAATGCTACAAACCCACTTAATCCTGGATTAGAAGAATTTGGTTCGTCTATTTCTATTATCTGTGAAACACATTATGTACCAGCTGATAAAGTAGGTATTACACAAGAAAGATATATCTAATGGCAGAAAGAGGAAAAATACCAACTCCTAAAACTCAAAGAGAAATTAGCATTTCTCAACAGGATTCTTATGTTAACCCTGATAATGGGATGACTGCTGGTAATCCTAATTCTTCCTCTACATTTAATAGAGGTAACCAAGTGTCATTTAGAGATGATAATACTAAACCATTTACTTTAGGTTTTAAAGAAATTGATGAAGCAATTTTCTATTATATGGAAAATGTTATTAAACCTACGGTACAACAAAATGGTGTAGTACAAAAAGTACCTGTAATTTATGGGTCTCCTGAAAGATGGAAACAGATCCAAAAAGATGGATATTACAGAGATAAGAAAGGTAAAATTATGATGCCTCTTATCACATTTAAACGTGATAGTATTGAACGTAATAGGTCTTTAACAAAAAAATTGGATGCTAATAATCCTAATAATGTTCAAATATTTACAAAAAAATACTCGAATAAAAGCGCCTATAACAACTTTGATTTATTAAACAACAGAACCCCTGACGTTCAATATTACACCGTTGTTATACCAGACTATGTGAATATAACGTATGATTTTATTGTATCCACATATTATATTGAGCAACTTAATAAGGTAGTAGAAGCCATTAACTATGCTTCAGATTCATATTGGGGTAACCCCGAACGCTTTAAATTTAGAGCAACTATAGATAACTTTGCTACACCAACTGAATTAGTACAGGGTGGTGAAAGAACAGTAAAAGCAACATTCCAATTAAAGTTATATGGATATGTTGTTCCAGATACAATACAGAAAGAATTAACAGCTTTGAAGAAATTTAATAAAAAAACACAAATTATTTTTAGTATGGAGAATGTTTCAAATATTAACGATATCACCCCCTCTTATCCCGACAGAACAGAAATACAAAGTTCTGCAAACCCTACAACTTTTGAGGAGTAATACTAATTTCGTTAATATTTATAAATAAAAATGAGCATTATACTAAGGTCAAACAAGGGTTCCGAGTTAACTTGGAATGAAGTAGACACCAACTGGCAGTCGCTTTACTACTCTAGCTCATTGTCCGGAAATACAATTAATTTTTATTTCACGGGTAGTAACCCCCCTGTTTCTCACAGTATAGACTTAAGTGGGATGCCCGGTATTGGGGGTGTCCAAGTTTATTATAATGGTGCCCAAGTAAATTACGCTCAATCCTTTTACTTTACAGGTTCTGGAGTTAATGTAACATCTCTTCCCGGAGGTGGCGTTTTAATCGATATCCCAGAAGCTGATTCAGCTGGGGGTGAAGATAAGACAGTTCAATTTGCTTCAGGTTCACCCGCTGATTTAAATTTAAGTGGTTCAAATAAGTTTACATACGACTATAACACAGGAGAACTTGGTTTAACAGGTTCTATGCATATTAAAGGAGTTGATCCTTTAACTATTGATTATCTTACTGAAAGACCTGACCTACTTACAGTAGCTACTTATGATACTGTAACTAATAAAATTCAATATAGAACCTTACCAGGAGCTGGTGGTATAGCAGGTACTTCAGGTACCTCAGGTACTGCAGGTTCATCTGGTACATCAGGTACCTCAGGTACTACAGGTACTTCCGGTACTACGGGTTCATCTGGTACATCAGGTACAAGTGGTTCTAGTGGAAAAACAGGATCATCAGGTAGATCTAGTACTTCAGGAACTGCAGGTACTTCAGGTTACACTGGTACTTCAGGAACTAGTGGTGCCTCAGGTAGTTCAGGTACTTTTGGTAGTCATGGACAATCAGGAGCTTCTCGTACAAACGGTACCTCAGGTACTTCAGGTTCATCAGGAACTAACGGAACTGCAGGTACATCAGGTACTTCGGGTACATCAGGTACTAGTGGTTCAGCTGGTACTTCAGGTAGTTCAGGTACTTCCGGTACCTCAGGTACTGCAGGTTCATCTGGTACTAATGGTTCTTCGGGCCAAGATGCCTTATCAGGTTCTTCAGGAACTTCAGGAACTTCTGGTAGTTCAGGTACATCAGGTACTGCAGGTTCTAGTGGTACATCAGGTAGTTCAGGTACTTCAGGAACAGCAGGAACTTCAGGTTCAGCTGGTACTTCAGGTTCATCCGGAGAAAGTAGTACATCCGGTACAGCTGGTACCTCAGGTACAAGCGGCTCAACAGGTACAGCAGGTTCATCAGGACAAAGTGACATTTCAGGAGTTTCAGGAACTTCAGGTTCCTCAGGTACTTCAGGATCTTCAGGTGCCTCAGGTACTTCAGGAACCGTGGGTACATCAGGTACTAGTGGTTCTTCAGGTACCTCAGGTACTTCTGGTACAAACGGATCTGCGGGTACATCAGGACAAAGTGACATTTCAGGAGTAAGTGGTACATCAGGTACTTCAGGTTCTTCAGGTACATCTGGAAACTCAGGTACTTCAGGAACAGCAGGTACAGCAGGTACTTCAGGTTCTTCAGGTACAAATGGTACTAGTGGTACAAGTGGAACAACAGGTTCAGCTGGTACTTCAGGCCAATCAGATATTTCAGGAGCTTCAGGAACTAGTGGTTCATCAGGTACTTCAGGTAGTGCTGGAGATTCAGGCACATCAGGTACTTCAGGAACAGCAGGAACTTCAGGTTCATCAGGAACTTCAGGTACATCTGGTACAAACGGATCTGCAGGTACCTCAGGACAAAGCGATATTTCAGGTGCTTCAGGAACTAGTGGTTCTTCAGGTACATCAGGATCTTCAGGAGATACAGGTACTTCTGGTACCGCGGGTTCATCAGGTACTTCAGGTACATCTGGTACTAGTGGTTCAACTGGTACAGCTGGTTCATCAGGACAAAGTGATATTTCTGGAGTAAGTGGTACATCAGGTTCAAGTGGTACTTCAGGATCTTCAGGTGTTTCGGGTACTTCAGGAACTGTAGGCACTTCAGGCACTTCAGGTAGCTCGGGTACATCAGGTACCTCAGGTACAACTGGTTCAGCAGGTACATCAGGACAAAGTGATATTTCAGGCGCTTCAGGTACTTCAGGTTCATCTGGTACAAGCGGTTCATCAGGTAATACTGGTACTTCAGGCACATCAGGCAGCTCAGGTACCTCAGGTACTAATGGTACTAGTGGTACTTCAGGCACAACAGGTTCGGCAGGTACTTCAGGTCAATCAGATATTTCAGGCGCTTCAGGTACTTCAGGTAGTTCTGGTACTTCAGGTAGTGCAGGTGATTCAGGTACTTCAGGTACAGCGGGTTCATCAGGAACAAGTGGTACCTCAGGTACTTCGGGTTCAACAGGTACAGCAGGTTCATCAGGTCAAAGCGATATTTCAGGTGTAAGTGGTACTTCTGGTTCATCAGGAACTAGTGGTAGTGCAGGTAATAGTGGTACCTCAGGTACTTCAGGTACCTCAGGAACAGCTGGAACATCAGGTTCAAGTGGTACTTCAGGTACAAGTGGTACAAATGGTAGTGCTGGTACTTCAGGTCAAAGTGATATTTCAGGTGCTTCAGGCACTTCAGGTAGTTCAGGTACATCAGG